AAATTTTTGAAATAGATGTGCTCACCAATAGAGTGGACGGAGCAGTCGACTGGCAGAAAGAATTCGAAAATAGAACGACACCTAATCTCGCAAATGTTGAGGAAGAAGTAGTCTACAGAGGTGCCAGTGCCATATTCAGACAAGCAGCGCTGGTAGGGAGGAAGCCGATCACACTTGAATGGAAGAGGTTTTGGGAATCAAGGTGGCAGTGGAGCGCGGCAGGCAGCGTACACTCACAACACGCAGTTGACGAAACATATGTAATCAGGAGCTCCCGCGAGCTTAAGAATAAATTTATAACACTAAATAATATGCCTGAAGTTAATTTTCAATACTATGTTTCAAGGAAACCGGCTCTTCATGGCTGGGCTTCTACAAAGTACGAGTGGGGTAAGTTGCGGGCAATATACGGCACGGACTTAACTAGTTACATACTGTCTAACTTCGCTTTCTACAACTGTGAGAATGTGTTACCTAACAGGTTTCCCGTCGGTAAGGACGCGAACGACATCAACGTCGTTTCTCGTGTGGCTGGAGTTCTGTACAACAGGTTGCCCTACTGCCTCGATTTTGAAGACTTTAACAGCCAGCACAGTAATAGTAGTATGCGGGCAGTACTACATGCTTATAGAGATACTTTTTCAAACACCTTAAGCATAGAACAAGTCAAGGCTCTCAACTGGACAGCTGACTCCTAAGACAGCAGGTAATACATGACAACGTCGGAACGAAGTCGCAATACGTCGGTAAAGGTACTCTATTATCTGGATGGAGGCTGACAACATTCATGAATTCTGTTCTCAACGCAATATATACAGACGTGTGCTGTGGCGAGAGTTTGATCAAAGGCTCCAGCCTTCATAATGGTGATGATGTGTTGATAGGTGCTACTAACATGGAGACTGCCAGGGCAAGTTTGGCAGGTGCAGCAAAACACAACATACGCATACAACCTGCAAAATGTTCGTTCGGAGGGATAGCAGAATTTTTACGTATTGATCACAGGCGGGGGAGTAAGGGACAATATATGACTAGAGCCATAGCTACATTAGTACATTCAAGAATAGAAAGTAAAATCTCCACAGACGCGCGGGACTTAGTACAGTCAATGGAAAACAGATTTTCTGACTGCAAAGCACGGGATGTAGACCCTTGGCTAATTGCAAACCTACGAGAATTATATTACCAAAGGCAAAGTCTGGTCTGTGAAATACCGAAAGAGTGTTTTTACACAATTAAAGAAACACATCGGACAGCAGGTGGAATATCGGAGTGTCTGGATGCACAGACCGTCTATAAGATAGAACCAGGGGTTCTGAATAAAAATGAGATATTGATACCTCCGTTACCTGGAGTTAGTGCCTATGCCAAGCAACTTGCACAAGCCCTACAGATGACAGGCAAAGAGAGAATGTTAAGGAAACGTTTAGAAAGAGCTACTTACGAAGCTGTCGTTCCTAAAAATAGGAAAATGAAAAAAGGATTAAATTCTGAAAGACAGTGGTGTGATAACGTTAAAGCAATTTATAAAGCATTCCGGGGAACAATACCGGTCGCAGGCTTCGGCAAAGCGGCGCTGGTTGGACTAGCAGTCGATCTGTTGGCTAGAGAGAAACCAGATAGTACACTTAACATGGCGCTTGCTAGGTCTCCAGATCCTATAAGGCTACTCGGGTTTATATTATGAACCTGAGTAGAAAAG